AGGTCGGCGACTGGTTCACGTTGACGACGCCGATTAACGACGTCGCGGTCTCCAAGACCGTGACAGCGACCGCCGTGACGTTGACCGTCCCGCCGAACAGCATCGCGCGGTTCCGGGCGGGCATCGACTCCACCGCTAGCTCCAACGCGAACGCGGCGGTCCTCTTCAGGGAAAACGTCGAGACCGGTGCGAACCCGGACGATGTGACAGGCGTCGCATCGCTCGGCTACGCGGACCTCGCGACGTGGTACGACGCCGGGTGGTTCGAGGTGCGGACCAACAGCTCCTCGCAGATCACGCACGACTCGGAGGTCGCGGTCGGTAACCTCGATATCTCAACGTTTGGTTGGTACGACGGACGGAGACGGCATGAGCCAATCTAAGGAACCGCGTTATGTGCAGCGCGACCCTGTGACGCGGGAGATCACCGGTCACTTCGCGAACCCGCAGCCGGGATACGCAGAGGAAGAGGTTCCGGACGATCACCCCGAGTTGGAGGCGTTGCGGGAAAGGCGGCGTACCTCGCGTCTGCAGACATCACCACACAAGGCGCTCGAGGCGCGTGTCGCGCGGATCGAACAGGTCCTCGGCCTAAAGGCGGTGTAAGATGACGTGGGGCGGCCAGCCGTGGGCGTCCGCGCCCTGGGCGGCTGCGCCCCCGGCGACGGGCCCGCAGGAGATTACGGGCGCGGGCGCGATCGCGACGGCCGAGACGTTCGGGTCGTCGCGTGTGCTTCGTCTAGCCGACTTTACCATAACCGCGGTCGGCGGCGGCGCGATCCCGGCGCAGCAGCAGGGTGTGTCGTTTAACGTCGAGATAACGGCGCGCGATCACACGGGCGCGACGCACGTTGGTTTCACCGGCACGGTGGACGTTCAGGTACCCGGCGCCACGGTGACCCAGGGCGCGGGCCAATCGGCGGCGTTCACGGCCGGCGTCCTCGTGCACGCGCTCACGATCACGTCCCTCGGTAACTACTTCGTCCACGTGGGCGAGTGGGTCCTCCTCATCGCCGAGGGCGACAGCAACAGCTTCGACGTCTTGGCGATCGAGGTGCTTCCGTCGGCGATCGCGACGGCCGAGGCGTTCGGCACCGCCCTCATCGATCAGCCTCAGGTCAACCCGACCGGGATCGCGCCGGCCGAGGCGTTCGGGACGTTGGCGCTCGACCTGACACTGAACCCGGCCGGGATCGCGTCGGCCCAGGCATTCGGCGTCCTGGTCGTCGATCGACCCCACGTCGATCCGACCGGGATCGCGTCGGCCCAGGCGTTCGGGACGTTGGCGCTCGACCTGACGTTGAACCCGACCGGGATCGCGCCGGCCGAGGCGTTCGGGACGTTGGCGCTCGACCTGACACTGAACCCGGCCGGGATCGCGTCGGCCCAGGCATTCGGGACGACCGAAGTTGTGGGCGTCGTTGAGCTGTCGAACGCTGGCGCGATCGCATCAGCCGAGGCGCACGGAACGGCGTTCATCGAGTTGGCGATCAACGTCAGCCCCGTGGGGATCGCGTCGGCTCAGGCGTTCGGGACGCTCACGATCATCCTGCATGTGAACGCGGCCGGGATCGCGTCGGCGGAGACGTTCGGGATCGCGTTCGTGGAGCTGCCGATCCGCGTCGACCCGGCCGGGATCGCGTCGGCCCAGGAGTTCGGGGCGGCGATCATCGAGCAGGTGACGTCGCAGTTCGTCGACGTGCTCAGCATCGCGACGGGTGAGCTCCTCGGGACCCTGACGATCGTTCTGACCGTCGATCCGAGCGGCGTCCCGTCGGCGTTCGCGGCCGGCGCGCTCGAGCTGGTGCCCGCCCCACCGGCGCCGATGTCGAACAACCCGGGGGCCACGAGCGTCCTGGGAAGCAGCGGGCGGACGTCGACGACCGGCCCGCGCGATGCGGGTCGCACAAGCGTCGAGGGTTCCCGGGGTATCACCACCGTAAGCGAGGACTAAAACGTGGACTTTCTGATCAAGCGAGGGGACCGCCGCGAACCGATCGAGCGGGTGCTGCGCGGATCGGACGGAAACCCGGTGGACCTGACCGGGGCGTCCGTCCGGTTCATCATGAAGACGCTCGAGGGCGTCGTGAAGGTGGACGCGGGCGCGACGATCGTCGGGACCCCGTCCGCCGGCCGCGTTCGATACTCGTGGGGCGCGACCGATACCGACACGGCCGGCCCGTTCCGCGCCGAGTTCGAGGTCACGTTCGGCGACGGCACCAAGCAGACGTTCCCGAACAAGGACTTCATCGCCGTCCTCGTCGTCGAAGACCTCGGTTAAGATGGCGCGGTCACCCCGGCGCGGGATGTATCGGGCCGCCCAGGCGCAGGCCCGGCGCCTCGCGGGGTCGCTCTCGCGGGAGGCGATCCAGAACGTTCAGCGCGCGCTCATCAAGTTCTCGGACCGCGTGGCGTCGATCGTGGCGGGCCTGCCGGCCGACGCGGCGGCGGCCCGGGCGGCGCTGCGGACGACCGAGCACCTCCTGGCCCGCGCGGCGGTGAACCTCGAGCGTGAGCTGGTGAAGGCGATCGCCGACGGCCGGCTCACGTCGTTCGGGGAGGTGACGGCCGCGTGGCAGGACGCGACGCTCGCCCGATTGAGGCAGGCGGGCCTGACCGACCAGGCGCTCATCAGCCTCGTGCGGGACCCGCCCGTGACACTGCTCGGCGCCTACGAAGGGCTCGGCGGGGCGGCCGGGACGTGGAAGACGCTCGTCGGGCCGCTGGTTCGGAACGCGGCGGCCGAGGCCGACGCGATCATCCGGGCCGCCCTGACCGAGGGCGTGTCGCCCGTCGAGCTGGCCCGCCGGCTCCGCCCGTATGTGCGCGGGGCGGAACCGTTCCACCGGGCGTTCGGCGGGCTCGACGAGGTGAACCTCGCCCGCCTCGAGGACGCGACGCTCCGGCACGCGGCCGGAAACCTGCTGCACAACGCGAACCGGATCGCTTTCACGGAGATCCACAACGCCCGGGCCGAGGCCGAGGTGACGGCGTTCGCCGCCGACCCGTTCGTGCAGGCGGTCGCGCGACGGCTCGCGCCGGACCGGGGCAGCCAGGTCGAACCCGACGAGTGCGACGTCCTCGCGGGGGTCGACTTCTACGGGCTCGGCGAGGGCGTGTACCCGGTCGACGAGGTCCCGCCGCTGTCGCACCCGTGGGACCGCTGCGAGAACGTCCCGGTCGTCCGGGGAACGGCCGCCGCCGGCGAGCCGAAGCCGATGCCGCCGCGGCAGCTCGCCGCGCGTGACGCGACGATACCGAACGGGCGCGGGCTCACGGTCACGGAGCGCGATCGGATCCTCGCTCGCGCCGAGCAACACCTGCGCGCGGCGACGGCGAACAGCGCCGGGATGGCGTCGCTCGCGTCCACGAGCGTGGGACAGGTAACGGAATAAAAGTACGACTTAATCACAAAAAGGTGGCCCGCCGGAAGCACGGGCCGTTATATTCGCCGCCCAGGCACGAAGCGAGCACCACGTGCCGACCCTCCGTCCGGGTTCCCAGGACGTGCACCCACCGCGTTGGGCCAAGCGCGAGACCGAAGTACCGAAAGGATGTGCCGCTGCCATGACCTTCAAGACGAAGGCGCTGGTGGCCGGCGTCGAGACGGATGTCGAGCTCGACGAGGCCAAGCTGCCGGAGAGCGCAGTCTCCGCGATCGCCAAGGTTCACAAGCTGACGTCGTCCGAAACGTTCAACACCGAGCTGGATCGCCGGGTCGACGGCGTGATCAAGAACAAGGGCCTCCGCGATCCCGCGACGCTCATCGACGATCAGGATCACATCGCCGCCGTTCTGAAGAAGCACGGCAGCGTCCCCGACGCCGCGAAGGCGGCCGCGGACCTCGCCGCGCGGCTCGACAACGAGAAGCTCGGCTGGCGAAAGAAGGAGCTCGAACCGGTCGTCACGGAACGCGACGAGCTGAAGCAGCACAACGCGCGCTTGGTCACGCGGGGCCTCCACAAGGAGATCCTCAGCGTCGCCGGCCCGGTCGTGAAGAAGCAATACCTCCGACCGGTCGGACCCGCGAAGCTGCCTTACATCGTCGCCGCCTTGGAGCCGGTGTTCGCGTATGACACGAAGACCGATGACTACTACGTCCGCGCCGCGCAGGGCGACGGGTTCGTCTTCTCGTCCGACCAGAAGAAGTACGGTCGCCCGTTCATGACGGTCGCGGAGTTCTTCGACTCGTGGGCCGCGGAAAAGGACAACGCCGACTACATCGAGCGCCAACAGCAGGATGGCCCTGGATTGGGCGGCGCGGGTGGCGGGGGCGGGTCCGGCGCCGAACAGCAGGGCGGCGTCATCTGGTTGACGCCCGAGCAGGCGGCCGACGCGCCCACGCGGCGTGAGGCCCAGAAGCGAGCGGAAAAGACCGGCGCCGTCGTTCGGACGAAGATGCCCGCCGGGATGGGAATGGGTTCAGCGTAATAAGCAGCGCGATCGCGCCCCGGACGGGGCGGTCCGCGCACTCACATCGTCCCGTCCGGTACCACACAGGGGAGCCGACGAACCATGCCTAACCTCCTTACCGCAGGACTCGCCTACGACCCGTACTTCTACGCGGGCGCCGGCCTCGAGGTGCTGTACAAGCGCCTGGGCATGGCGTTCTTCGTCGACCGGTCGCTCGAGGCCGAGAAGGCCGCCGAGAAGGGGTCGACCATCCAGCTCCGCCGGGCCCAGAAGTTCACGGCGGTCAACATGCCGATCGCCGAGGGTTCGTTCGCGGACGTCGCGCCGGACTACTCCAACCTCCAGATCGGGCAGTGGAAGGGTCAGGGCTTCAAGCTGACCGACAAGGAACGGTCCCTCACGGTCGAGCGGTTCGTTAGCGAACACCTCGAGCCGGTGGCCGCATCGATCGCCGACGCGATCGACCAGGACCTGGCGTCGATGGCGCTCGAGGTTCCCTGGATCGTCGAGGACGTCGCGCCGACGTCCCAGCACGAGGACTTCCCGAACATCCGGCAGACGCTGTTCAACTCGCTCGCCCCGTCGGTGAACCCGCGCGACTACGCGTACATGATCGACGGCGTGCTGCAGAACCGGTACGAGAAGTCGCTCACGTTCCTGCAGGCGAACACGGCCGGCGACAACGCGGCCTTGCAGCGCGACGGCGTGCTCGGCCAGAAGTATGGGTTCACGATCTTCGCGAACCAGAATGCCCCGACCGCCGTCGCGGGAACCGCTGCGGCGACCTTCACGGTCAACGGCGTCCAGGCGAAGGGCAACGAGACGCTGGTGCTGACCGTCGGTACGCCGTCGGGTTCGTTCCGTCGGGGTAACGTGCTGACGATCGCCGGCGACGCGCAGCTCTACGCGATCAAGGCCGACATCGCGGCCGCGGCGTCGACGACCGTGTCGATCTCCCCGCCCCTCGCGAAGGCGACGGCGGGCGGCGAGGCTGTGACGGCCGACCAGACGGCATCGACGTCGATCGGCACCGCGTTCCACCGCCGGGCGTTCGCCCTCGTGATGCAGCCGATCGAGGACGCGGGCCCGGGCATCCTGTCGGGCACCGTGGTCGATCCGATCACCGGCCTGGCGCTCCGCGCCCGCATCTGGGGCTCGGGCGGGTTGGGCGCGACGTTCTGGGCGCTCGACGCGCTCTGGGGCTTCAAGACCCTTAACCCCAACCTCGCGGTCCGGCTCCGCATCTAAGCCTGATCACACAACGGGACCCCCGACCGATCGGTCGGGGGTCCCTGACCCCGTAACGACGGAGACCCGATGTACGCTTCTGAAGACGTGGCCCAGACGAACAGCAAGGTGAAGCTCGACCACCCCGTTCCGACGCGGAAGGTCAAGAGCAAGTCCGACGGCGCGATCATCACGGTCGATGATCGGCAGTTCGATCCGGAGATCCACGAAGAGATCGTCGAAGCGGAGTAAGCCGTACCGCCCCAACGGCCGGCGACGGGGTCGACGGGGAGTCAGATCCTCGTCGACCCCGTGAGCTTATATGGCCGCGATGTACTTTCAGACGTCTGATCCGGATCACCTGGCGCTGCTGCCCACGAAGCTGCGGGGCGCGAGCGAGCTCGTCGACGTCGCCGCCGAGGCCGAACGGATGGTGATCGACCAGTTCACGGCGCCGGCCCCGGATCTGCTGTACACGGCGCGATTGATCCGGAACCGGCAGGTCACGGTGGTCGCGACCGTCGACGGGACCGACATCCTCGTGTACCTCCGGGGATATGCGGTCGACGCCGACGCGGCGGACGCGAACCTGGCCCTGGCCTTGCGCCGCGCGATCGCGAACGTGATCCGGTGGCGGTTGGCACAGAGCCGGGTCGACCCGATCGTCGCCTCAGAGTCGTCCGCCGACGGATCGAAGACCGTGACGTACCGCAACGAGGCGCTCGACGGGATGCCCGACGGGTGGGACGACCCGCTCGCGCCGTACGACACCCGCGAACCGCCCTGGGGGTTCTGATGCCCGGCGAGAAGACCAACGTCGAGATCCACCTGGGCCAGACCCTCACGATGCTCGACGGGATCAACGCGCGGGCGCGGAACCTGAAGCCGGTGCTGACCGGCGACCTGACGAACGCGATCCACGCGTTCTTCGAGGATCAGTTCCGAACGGCCGGCGCGGCGGGCGGGTCCCCGTGGCTCCCGCTGAAGGCACAGACCCTGGCCTTTAAGGCGCGCTACGGGCGCGCGGGCATGGGCGTCCTGCGGTTCACCAACCAGATGTGGGCGTCGCTGACGAAGCGGTCGCACCCGCTCGGTCGGCGGATCGTCACATCGGACTCGGTCGAGGTCGGGACGAACGACCCGAAGGCGGTGAAGCACCAGGACGGGCTCGAGGGTCTGCCCGCCCGAAAGATCGCGCCCGACGTCGTCCCCGATGAGTACACGGACCGGTGGGACAACCTGCTGCTCCGATACGTCGAGGGGAGGGACGGGCAATGATGCGGCTCGAGCTGGTGCGGATGATCGTCGCGGCGTTGGTGCACCCGATCCGGGGCGTGAACGCGAAGCTGCCCGGGGTTCCGCGCGACGAGGGCGACGACCTGCCGGCGGCGATCGTTGCGGTCTATGACATCACGCGCGACGACCACGTTGTGAACCGGAGCGAACCGCCGAAGATCCCGTGCCTATACGTGATCGACGAGGGCCCGGTCGCGGTCGACGGCGAACAGATGACGGGGACGTATCGCGACACGGCCGAGACCGTCGCGGTGACGATCCGCTATGTCGCCGGCGGACACGACCTGGCGAAGGCGATGAACGCGGGGGACTACACACTGCGCGCCGCGCAGCGGTCGGTGATGGAGCTGATGGAGCAGGCGAACGAGGCCGACCAGGTTCGGAACTACGTCGAGCTGCGGTTCCTGCGGAAGGTGACCTATGTCCCGGCACGAGAGACGGTCGGCGAGGCGGCCGTTGCGGGCGCGTTGATCCTCGAGTTCGATCTGCGCGACCTGGCGCCGTTGACCAACCCGTCGTAAGGAGATATGACCCGATGAGCCTGCACTTCATGATCCAGCGGGAACCGACGCCGCCCGCGCTCGCCGAGCGCATGCGCGAGGCGAAGACCCCGGTCGAGCGCGAAGGCGCCGTGGCCGCGGTCGCCGCCCACGCCGAGGGCGTCGGATATGTTCGTGTGACCGTCCCGCCCGAGGTCGAGAAGAACGGGCCGGAGGCGGTGTCGCAGTTCTACTTCGCCCAGTGCCAGAAGCATTGGTCCGAACCGACGGCGGTCGATGCCGTCGTGGAGGGTTAACCGATGTCTGCTCCCAAGCCGAACACAAAGTACGGGTTCATGGCGAAGGTCGAGTCGACGTATGGCACGGCCATCGCCCTCACGGCCGGCGCGGATGGGCTGCAGCTCGCGACCCGACCGGAACCGGCCACCGAGTATCTGAACGACGGGTCGCGCGGTCGCGCGCCCGGGTCGGGCGGGAAGATGCAGCCGGTGGTCCCGTCGGGCCTCGGCTTTTCCATGACGGCGGAGATGGAGCCGGTCGGGTTCGGCGCGGCCTACTCGGCGCCGAACGTTCCCCCGGGCGTCCACACGGCCCTGCGGATCTCCGGGATGGAGGCCCTCGGGTCGTTCACCGGCGGGTCCGAGAAGTACACCTACTCGCCGGAGTCCGGCCCGACCGGGTTCGACTCGGCGACGGTCGAGGCGTACGTGAACGGTCAGAAGCACCCCGGTCGCGGGGTGTACGCGACGTTCTCGATCTCGGCCGACGGGCTCGTCGTTCCGACGTGGGCCTTCGAGCTGCAGGGTATCGGGACGATCCCGACCGACGCGGCGCTGCCGGCCATCACGTATCCGGCCGTCACGAACCTGCCGCCCAAGGCGGTGTCGATCGCGTTCTCGATCGGGACCGGTACGCCGTTCACGACCGGGAAGGTGCGCTCATTTACCTTTACGCTCGGCCGGGAGCTGCACCCCCGGGCGGACCAGTCCGGGGCGGACCCGCACAGCGGGTTCACGCCGGGCGACCGGGCGCCGTCGCTCGAGGTGGTGATCGAGGCGGTCGCCCTGCATACGTCGACCCCGTGGTACACGGGCACGACGTTCAACCCGTATAAGATGGTCGACGACAAGAACGTCGTCGTGGTTTCGATCGCCGTCGGAACCGTCCAATACAAGCGCTACAAGATCAACTTCCCCCAGTGCACGCTGACCTCGGTCGAGGACGGCGACGACGGGGCGACCGCCACGTGGACGCTGACCTTCACGCCGCACGTGTCGACCCCGATCCTCGACGACGACTTCAACATCGTGTTCGATTGACGAACCAGGGATAACGCCGCGTTCTCCAGGGGCCGGCCCGTCCGGGCCGGCCCCGCACCACCCCTCCGCAGCAGGTGACATCGTGTTCGACTCCATCGCTTATATGGCGGCCACGCGGCCGCCCGAGTTCATCGCCGTCGACGGGACCCGGTTCACCGGGCGGCTCCTGTCCGTCGACGAGTGGCAGCCCTACGAGGTGCGGATGCAGGCGGCGTCCCGGGGCGAGCTCGCGTGGCCCGCGCTCCGCGACCTGCTGCGCGACCTGACCCGCGAGTTCTTCCCGCGCGGGTTCGCGTTCTGGCGCCGGCGGTTCTGGCGTCCGTGCTGGTGGTACGTGAACCGGTTGCCACCGGTCGGACAGCTCAGGGCCGTGTACAGTTTTATGCAGTCCCAAGGGACGGCGCTCGGGATGGAACCGCCGACCCTTGGGCCGAAGACGCTGATGTTGCTCGGGATCGCGGCCCCCGGCGCCGGCTCCCCTGGGGCTGGGTCCTAGCCCGTTTCCAGCGCGCGTGGCCCGGGTGGTATCACGACCCGGCGCGCTGGCAGACGCGCGACGGCGTGATCCCGCACCGGCTGTTCGGATTGCTCGTGGGGACGATCGATGCCGTCGACGCCGTTGATGAGCTGGGCGGGGCGCGGTCGACCGCGCTCGGCTACGCGATGGCCCGACAGGGCAAAGACCCGAAGGTTCGCGCCGCGCAGCGGTCGCTGATCCGCCGGGCATATCCGGAGATAACGGAGATGGGAGAGTAAGATGGCACGATCGTCCGTCGTTTCGATCCTGATCAAGGTCGGGTCCACTGGGCTCGGCGCGATCCGTTCCGTCGGGAACGGGCTGCGCGGGCTCAAGGATCAGATCTTTTCGCTGAAGACGGCCGCCCTCGCGGTCGCGGCGGTGATCGTTCAGAAGCTGGGACGGGACCTGGTCGGCGCGTTCGCCGCCCAGGAGAACGCGGTCGTGAAGCTGAACGCTGCCCTGCGCGTGACGGGCCGATACACCGAGGAGGGATCGGCGCGCATCCAGCGCATGGCCCAGGAGATGCAGCGCCTGACCACGGTGTCGGACGAGGCCGCGCTCGCGGCGTCGGCCACCGTGGCGTCGTTCGCGAAGGAGCTGACGACGGACCAGATCGCGGAGATGCAGCAGGCGGCGATCGGGTTGGCCCAGGTCCTGGGGACGGACGTCGAGGGCGCGGCGGTCCAGCTCGGGAAGACGCTGTCCGGCGAGATGAACGCGCTCGGCCGGCTCGGCATCTCGATCGACACGACGGCGACGCAGCAGGACCGGTTCAACCAGATCATGGCGAAGACGCGACCGTTCTTCCAGATCGCGGTCGAGTCGACCCAATCACTGATGGGGCAGTTCGCGCAGGCGAAGAACCAGATCGATGAGGTGAAGGAGACGTTCGGTCAGATCATTGTCGAGTCGCTGAACCTCGGGTCCGGCCAGGAGTCGCTCGCGTCGAAGATCGCCGGGTTGAACGAGAAGATCCGGACGAACATGGGGACGTGGGTGAAGTGGGGTAAGGTCGTCTTCGCGATCCTGAAGGCGCTGGCCGTCACATTCGGGAACGTCATCAAGTTCTTCTTCAACGCCGGCCAGGTGATCGGCGGCGTCTTCCGAATCATCGCCATCTCGGGTAAGCGAAACTTCCAGGCCTTGTACAACGAGGTCGTCGGGTTCGTGAACGACCTCCTGAAGGTCTTCAACAAGATCAGCCCGATCGACATCCCGCTCCTGTCGCCGATCCTGATGGGCGAGGTCGACCAGGCGCTGGCCGACGCGAAGGAGGCGCTGCAGACCGACGCGCAGGACATCCGCGACTCCATCTCGAACATCGGGGCGGCGTGGCACGACGTCGCCGTCGCGATGAAGGCTGAGCCGCTGCCGGCGGCGGCGTTCGATATTAGCAAGCGCGGGGGCGGACGGAACCTCGGCCCGCGCCAGACCGGCGAGGACCCGGTCGCCCTGTCGAAGCGACTCGCCGCGCAGGCCCAATCGTTGCAGCGTCAATTCGACCAGAACGCGATCAGCACGACCGCGTTCGCCGCGACGCTCGCGACGCTCGGCCCGGCGATGGCGAAGCTGCTTGAGCCGGGATCGGGTCTCTCCGGACCGGACCTCGAACAGTTCCGGAGCGTCGTCGATGGGCTGCGCGGGGCCGCCGCCGCCGTCGGGCTGACGTTCGATACGTCCGGCGTGAAGGCGATCGGGCTCGGCGAGGCATTCGTGAAGTCCGCCCGCGCGGCCGAGAAGGCCGCCGGATCGCTGAACCAGGTCGTGGCCGATATGGCAATGCAGACCTTTGCGGCGTTCGGGCAGGCGATCACGGACGCGTTCGCCGCGATGGTCGACGGGTCGCAGTCCGCCGGTCAAGCGTTCGCGTCGGCGATGCTGTCGGCGTTGGCGGCCGTGGCCCAGGGGTTCGGGCAATACTTCCTCGTGCGGGCGGCGGCGGCGATCGCCGAGGCCCTGCTGCCGTCGTCGGTGCTCACGGGGCAGTCGGCCGGCGGGTTCGCGGCGGCCGCGAAGTTCACGGCCGCGGCCGTGGCGATGTTCGCGTTGTCGGGCGTCCTCGGCGGGATGGCCAATAAGTCGTCGGGCGGTGGCGGGGGCGCCGGCGGATCGGCGGCCGCCGAACGCCAGACGGCCGAGGTCACGCGTGAGGAACCGCCCTCCGTCCTGGTGATCGAGGGCGGGCTCCTCGACATGTCGAACCCCGATCAGGCGGACGCGCTCGCGGCCGCGCTCGAGACGCTCACGGACCGGAAGGTGATCATCCGGCAGTCGGCGGACCAGGAGGAAGGCTGATGCTGACGCGGAACGCGCCGGCCATTAAGTGGGGAGACGGGCTGGAGAACACGCTCGTGGCCGGGTGGCCGCTGCGCGACGCCATCACGTCGCGTCCGCCGCTGCCCGGTTATGAGACTGTCCAGTCCCCGGGCGGCGAGGAGGACGCGTGGGTCCCGGGCGGACGCGGCGAGTATCAGCTCGCCGGTGAGCTGGGGTTCGTCGACCTCGCGGACCGGACGTCGCCGGTCGCGCAGACCGGGTGGTCGGGCCCGACGGGCGTGCAGGCCTTCCTGGCGTGGGCGCGCGACAAGCGCCGGTTTCAATACGTTCCCGATAAGACGGTGCCCGACTTCTGGGTCGACGACTGCTACCTGGCCGCGCCGATCGACGACGAGCCCACGCAGGAGCGCGACGGGACCCGGCGCGTCCCCGTGGTCATCCGGTCGTCGCACATGGACTTCGGGTGGGCGCTGCGCGGCCTCGGGCTCGACCTCGGAACCGGATCGGACCTGACCGATCCGCCGCGCGGCGCGTTCTCTCGGGGCGGATCGAGCGGCCGGTACCACACGGCCCTGTTGGGGGTCGCGGCGTCGGGCGTCGATGTCTTCCGTGACCGGCACTACGTCGGTACGACACGGACGATCCTCGGGGAGGCGGTCGTCACGAACCACTGCCTCCGATCGGAGGAGCTGGATAACGCGACGTGGTCGAAGTCACAGCTCACCGTAAGCGCGAACGCGACGGCCGCGCCGGACGGCGCGACGACGGCAGATAAGCTGGTCGAGGTCGCGACCACGAACGCCCACTTCATGACGCAGTCGATCACGGTGACCGCCGACGAGTGGATCGCCGCGTCGATCTACCTGAAGGCCGGCGAGCGGTTCCGCGGTCGGTTCCTGTTCCGCGACCCGACGCTCGCGAACCAGGTCACGATGACGGTGCGCCTGGACACAGCGACGATCACGGCGTCGTCGGCGTCGGGAACCGGTGCCGTGCTCTCGGCGGCGCGGATCGTTTCGCTCGGCAACGGCTGGTTCCGGTTGGAGCTCGAGGGGAAGCTCGGCGGCGGGTTCACGACCGCGAACTTCATCTGGGCCGTTCACGACGACTCTGGCAACGAGTCGTATCTCGGCGACGTCGTCAAGGGGATGTATGCGTGGGGCGTTCAGTTCGAGCGCAGCGGCAGCACGACTGTCCCGGTCACGTGCAGCGCCTACATACCAACGACCAGCGCGATCGCGTCGAAGAACACGGATCTGCTCGAGTACTATTGGCCGTGGACGCTGCAGGCCGGCTGGTTCTACGCGAAGTTTGTGGAGCTCGGCGAGGCGCGGGTCGCTAACTTCGGGGACCTGCTGCGCCTCGGGACGCCCGGGGTGAACCCGTCGATCCGTTTGATGACGGGCAGCGGGACCGGCGGGTCGAGCCCGTTCTGGCGGTTCAACTGGACGACGAACGGGACCAACCAATCAGCAGGGATCGCGAACGTCACGCCCGCCGTAAACGACACGGTGGAGCTGTATGGGCGGGTCTTCGCGAACGGGAACGTGGAGCTGCACCAGGCGATCAACGGCGGCGCGGCGACCGTGTTCAGCGGGTCGGGCGGGTTCGCGCTGAGTTCCACGGTCCTGGCGCGTCGCCTGCAGGTGTTCGGCGGGGCGAAGGCGGGTCTCATCCGACTTAAGGCCGGGTTCGCTCCGGGGGTTACGACGCTGGCACAGGCGAGGGACGTATGAGCGGGAGGATCCTGTGGGGACCGGGCCTGGAGAACGTCCTGGAGTTCGAGCGGATCGACGCGCCGGCCTCGAGCCGGCGCCTGCGCGCCGGGTCGGAGCAGGAACGTTCGGGCGCGCCGGGGGTCGAGGATGCGTGGACCGTCGGCTACGATGAGGAGCTGACGGGCGATCTGCGCTGGCTCGGGAACGACGTGTGGTCGGGTCCGTCAGGCGCCCAGGCGTTCCTCGATTGGGCGCGCGAGAAGAAGACCTTCCGTTACGTCCCCGACGCGATCTTTCCTGACTTCTGGGTCGATGGCTGCTACCTGGGCGCGCCGACCGACGAGGGCGTCGCGGGCGCGCTCGAGCCGGACGACCGGCGCCGCCTCCCCGTGGTGATCCGCAACCCGGGCTACGACTTCTCGCTCGCGCGGCGAAAGCTGTTCATGGACTACGCGCCGGGGATGCCACTGCCGACGTCGTGGGCATACACGGCCACGAGCAAGCGCCACCGGCGGGACGGCGTGCCGAACCTCGTGAAGGGCGGTCAGCTTCACGAGGTCGGGGTGGGCCTGCTGCGGGACCGCGACTATCTGATCAGCAACAACAGTGATAGTCGAACGAACCGGCTCGAGGGCGTCGGTACGAACCGGTTGACGTTCCCCGAGGATCTGACGAACGCCGCCTGGGTGAAGATCGGGCTTACGGGCGTCACGGGTAACTTTATCTTCGCACCGACGCGCGCGGTCGCGGCCGATAAGATCATCGAGGATACCGGGACCTCGTCGCACTACGTGTACCAGACGTTGACGATCGCCGCCGGATCGAAGGTCAGCTTTTCTGTTCACCTGAAGGCGGCCCAACGGACCCGGGCCCTCGTGTATGTGTCGGCCGGGACCGGCGACGGCGCCGATGAGTTCGGCGCAGACATCAACCTGACGACCGGCGCGATCCTTTCGAACCACGTCGCCGGGCTCGGGGCTCTGACGATCGCGCCGACGGTCCAGTCGTCTTACTCGGGCTGGCACCGTGTACTATTCCAGGGGATCGCGGACGCGTCGTCGACGACCGTGTCGGTGATCATCCGCTTGGCTGACGCCGGCGGTAACTTCACCTACACGGGCGACGGGACCAGCGGCCTGTATGCGTGGGGCGCGTACGCCGACGAGAACGAACCCCCGACGAGCTATCCGGTCGGCGGCGCGTCCCGCGCGTCCGAGGAGCTGATCGTCCCGTGGCCGTGGAAGCCGCAGCCCTTTTGGCAATACCGAAAGTTCATCGAGCTGGGCGGCGCCTGGAAGACGGTGTCGCAGGGTCGGTGCGGCACGATCGGTTTCGCGGGGATGGCGCGCACAGGGCTCGGTAACTTTAACACCGTCGGTCGATACAGCTTCGAGCGTTGGAACGCGGCGGGCCAGGGTCTCGGCGCGGGGATGTCGGTGGATGCGACCTACGGCGCGACGATCGAGCTGTTGGGCCTGTGCCGGACCGACGGGAAGGTCGAGCTGCGCTGGTCGATCAACGGCGGGGCCGACGGGTCGTCGGTGAGCGGCAGCGGTACGCCATATGGTGATGCGTGGTTCGATCAGCTCTATAACGTCGGCGCCCAGGCCGGAAACATCCGGCACGCGCACCAAGGACTGTTGGTGGTAAAGGCCGGACGGGACGTCGATGCGGTGACGACGATCGCCCTCGCGAGGGTCGCATAACATGGCGCAGCTAACGCATAAGCCGATCTATCGGGCGGAGATCCGCGCCCCGCGCTCGGAGCTCATCTTCACGGGGGTGTCGAACCCGAGCGAGACGGCGATCCTCCTGCCGCCGGCGGGGCTCGCCCACCGCGATTGGTTCCGCGTCGCCACGGCTCCGGTCGGGTACGGGATCGAGCTCGAGGGCGAGACCAGCAGCTACGCCACGCGGAACCCCGTCGCGTCCTGGCCGACCGGGGACTTCTCGCTCGACTTCTGGGTCCGCGTCGATGATCCGCGACGCAACATGGGCATCGTATCGTATGCGGTCGCCGGGAACTTCAACATGTTTCTGATGTTCATTACCGCCAGCATCGCCCCCGGCACCGTGTCGTTCGAGCTGGCGGGTGGCGCCGGCGGCGGGAACTTTACCAGCGCCACGCTCGTCGACGGGCGGTGGCACCACGTGGTCTTTACGCGGACGGCGGCGGGTCAGGGCACGAGCTACCTCGACGGCGTGCAGCAGGTATCGTCGGCGGGGACCGGGACCGCGATGACGGGGGGTGGCAGTCTCGTGATCGGGCAGGAACAGGACGCGGTCGGCCTCGGGGCATTGGACGCGCAGCAGGCGCTCATCGGCGCCGTCGACGACGTGAAGATCTACGGGCGGGTCCTCTCTGCGCAGGAGGTCGCCGAGCGGTTCCGGGGGATCGTCACGTCGACCGCGAGCGAGATCCTTCGGTGGGGGTTCGATGAGGGCTACGGGTTCGTCGCGAACGACGCGAGCGGGATCGGTAACCACGGCACGCTGCTGAACGTTAAGCATGTGCACGAGACCCCCATCAGCTATAAGCCATACCTCGCGCCGCTGCGCGGGCGGCGGGGCCGGATCGACCTGTTGCAGCGCCGGCTCGACGTCGGGTCGCTCACGCTGACGTTGCTCGATCGCCGGGTTCCGGTGGCGGGGACGGGGACCCTGACGAACCTGAAGCGGTGGTGGTCGGCGTTCTTCGGCGACGCGAACGGAAAGCCACGCGGGAAGTTGAAGGTCCTGGTCGAGGAGTCGCTCGATGGCGGGGTCACGTGGGCGACGTTCGCGACGGCGCGGCTGGTCGGGTCGTCGGTCGATCGGAAGGCGTCGGTGACGCTCACGATCCACGACGAGGCGGACGCGCTACAGAACGATGTGTTCGTGGGCGTGCCCCACGCGTCGATCACCTACGCGGCGGTCCCGACGTTGATGCCGCTCGGCGTGATCAACTCGGACTATGGGCGGCTGGTAAAGGTCGCGCCGCTCACAGGCTTGACGGCGGACCAGACGGTGGGCGGGTTCGGGATCATCCCGACCGAGCTAAAGACGGTGACGCTCGACGGGGCGTCGATCACGAACCCGGGAAACATCGTCACGGCGAATCTCCTCGAGACCGTCGCGCCCAACGACGTGTATCGGTGGTCGACCCCGGGGACGAACTACCCGGGGACGTCGGGTATGATCTCGCTCCCGAACTTCTCCGGGTCGTGTCGCGTCCGGCTGAAGCATCTGTCGGGCGCGCTCGTTGGGCAGACCGGCGATTATAAGGTCGGTGGGCTCGGGCTCGCGCCGTTCGGGAGCCCGCTCCATACGCACCTGGCATCGTTCTCGATCAAGGCGCTCGACGTCGGGGACAAGGGTTACCTCGCCCTGCCGGCGGCGGCCGTGTCGGTGGAGGTGACGATCTTCGTCGACGCGAAGATCAGCAAGGATAATCCGCTCCTTCTCAACGACGTCGATCCCGCGACGCTGCTGCAGGACCTGTGCGACGGAAAGTTCGGCTACCTGTATCGGTCGCCGGAGCCACTGCCGGCCGGGAAGGCGTACGGCGACGCGAAGCGAACGATCGCAACAAACAGCTTCGCGGCGCTCGTGGGAACGCAACCGCCGTTCCGCGGTCGCATCACGTCGCGCGAGAAGCTGCTCGATTGGATCGAGAAGAACCTGTTGAAGCAATACCACTGGGCCATCTACCTCGATCGGTCCGGCCGGTTGACGCTCGTCGATCTGCGGCTCCCGTCGTCGCTCGCCGGCATCCCGACGATCAGCGACGCGGACCTGGCGACGGCGCGCCCGCTCTCGTGGGAGCACGACCCGACGTCGGCGATCACGCGCGTCGAGTTTAAGCGTTACTTTGACACGCCGGTCGGCCCCGATGATCTGCTCGCCGACGCGGCCGTTCACCCGAGGCTGCCGAAGAACGGGATCATCGAGGAGCAGGAGCACGCGTTCGTCGTCCTGGACATCGGGTCGACGGACTTCGGCGACCAACCCTATGAGGTGGACGCGCGCGGGTACCGGGCCATGTCGGAGGAGCAGCTCCAGGGTCAGTCGCGTCTCATCTACCTGGAGCACAAGCTCGAGGAGCTGGCCGACCACCTGCGCCGGCCGTTCGGGTTCGGTACCACGACCATCCGGCTCCCGTGCCGGCGGACCGCGACGGTATCGGCGCTGACGCAGGGCGCCCTGGTGCTCGTTGCCATGTCCCACGTGCCGGACCCGTCGACGGGCGGCCGGGGCGGTATCCGGTTGTGCCGCGTCCTAGAGATCAGCGAGGACGGTCCGATCGCGAACCTCGAGCTGATCGACCTGGCAATGAACCAGGCGGCCGGAACCCCGGCGCTCGGGGTTCCGGCGCTCGAGTCGGGTAACGCATACAGCGGCGTGACGACCGTCGTGTCGCTGAATGCGGCCAACCACCCGGTCGAGGTGCGCTACGCGATCACGACCACCGGGGTCGGGACGATCCCCGTGGACACGTCCCCGCTCTGGGTTGTCGCGGCGTTCGTCCGGTCGGCGGGGACGGTGACGATCCGGAACGTCCCGCCCGGGTCGCGCGTGTGGGTGCAGGGCCGGTCGTTCCCCGACTATGGGACCGGCGTCCAGCAGGTCCCGTCCCCGTGGGTCGTGGCGGGGTCGCCCGGGCGCGTGGACACCACAGCGCTGCCGGCGCCGTCGGCCCCGACGAACCCGGCGAAGACGAACGTGTCGGCCACGATCGAGTGGACGAACGGCGCGACGGACCTGGTGGTGGACGTCCTCCTCGCGACGCCGGTCGGCGATCCGCGCGTGCGGGTCGCGAGCCTGATGCCAGGATCGACGCGCTTCGAGTTCCGCGACCTTCTGCCGTCGACGACATATCGGGCCGAGGTCCGCCACGCGTTCGGCCAGCATCCGGGCCCGGGCGTCACGATCGACTTCACGACAAATGCGAGCGGGAACGCGGCGCCGGCGATCGTCGGTATCGAGATCCTGAAGGTGGTGTAAGGTGGCGATCATACCCGTCCTCGACGGCAACCTCCGGTCGTTCTGGACCTACGGCGTCCTGATCCGGCTCATCCCCGGGGACGCGTCGCTCCTCTTCGAGCTGCAGCGGGCCCCCGACGTTTCAGGGGCGCCCGGGGCCTGGGGCACGATCGCGACGCCCGGACCGTTCTCGCTCCAGGGCGGGACCTACTTCGACATACGGCCGTCGAAGACCACGTCGTGGTACCGCGCCCGCCACATCGGGGCGGCGGTCGATCCCGGCCCGTGGTCCGACGCTGTGGCGTCCGGATCGTACATCATCAGCCAACCGATGATGACGGCGGCCCTGGAGACCGGAACGGCGGCCGTGCAATCGGTCGTCGACGGTCAGGCCACGACGCCGTCGATCGCGCCCCGGGCCATCGAGGCCTCGCGCGCGGGCGCGTCGCTCGTGCAGGACCTGGCGGGGATCACGTCGCGGACGCGTCTGTTCAACGGCGGGGCGGACCTGGGCACGGGCTACTGGAACTCGAACCCGACGGGCCGCGTCACGGCCGTGAACGATGGAGACACCTACCCGGCGTCGCCGTCCTACTCGTTTAAGCTGCAGCACGACGCGGCCGGGTCCGAGTACATGTTCCAATCGACGGACCCCAACCCACCGGATGTCGCGAACCCGATGTCGGCTAACTGGGCATACTTCTCGGTCCGGCCGGGACGCCGCGTTCAGATCGACTACTCGACGAAGGTGAGCGGCGCGAACGTCATCAGCCGCGTGTTCATCGCCGAGTACACGGCGTCGGGCGGCTTGCTCGCCGTGACCCAGGTCGGGGGCGACGTGACGGCGACGGCGTGGGGTGACTACTCGGTTGAGTTTACGGTGTCAGCGTCGACGTTCCTGGTGGTGCCGCGGTTCGCGGTGGCCGGCACGTCCGCCGGGTCCGTCTGGTATGACGAGCTGTACTTCACCGACCTGATCCCGGTCAACGACACGACACAGGGGTGGCTGAACCTCGGGTTGAAGTCGGCGGGGTTCACCGTCGATTGGCAGCAGGGCGCGATCCAGTTCGCGGAGATCAACGGGACCGCGCTCGCGATCACGCTCGTGAACCCCGAACCCGGGGGCGACTACTACCTGTACCTGAAACAGAACTCTCAGCCGGATACCGTTACGTGGCCGGCGAACGTCATCTGGCAGAACAACACGACGCCGACCCTGTCGACGACGACGGGCCGGACGGACCGCATCCACCTGCAGTGGACCGGGGTCGTGTACTACGCGGAGATGGTGCAGTGGTGGCCGAACACGGCGATCGAGCTGCTGCCCACGGGTATCTCGTCGGGGCAGGCGTTCGGGTCGCTGATCGTTGACCGGCCGCACGTGAACCCGACCGGGATCGCGAGCGGCTACGCCTCGGGCGCGGTCGAGGTCATCCGCGACGACCCGAACCCGATCATCCTCACCGCGAACGCGGGCCACATCTCCGGCGGTAACATCTGCGCGGCCGAGGGATCGGCGATCGTTCGCGTCTCCTGGACGGTCGAGGACGCGCCCGACGGGACGCATCACATCGACATCGACGGGGTCGTCAACGATCTGCTGCCGTCCGCCGGGTTCTACGACATCGATACCGGGTTCCAACAGAACCTCAACGGATCGTCCGAGGTCGAAAACTTTGGCCCGTACACCGTGCGCCTCGTCCAGAACTCCGGCCACGTGGAGAAGGACAACGAGGTCACGAACACGGCGGCCATCTTCTATACGTTCGAGCTGTGCGAGTAACGGATCGCGTTATATTCCGGTCCGCGTATCAACGAACCTAAAAACACGGAACCCCACGTATGCCTGAATCCTCTGTGATGGCCTTTCTCCTCGCGAAGGCCAAGCTAATCGGCGGCCCGATCGTCGTCGGGATCGCGTTCGGCGCGTCGACCGGTTGGTATGCCCGGGGCGAGCGCGCGACCGCCGACAACCTCGCGACGGCCGTCGCGCGTTTGGACTCCTCGACCGTGAAGCGTCCGGAGCTCGAGCGCCTGGTCCTGCGGCTCGACGGCGTGACCATACGCCTCGACAGCGCGATCGCGCTCCAGCGGCGATACATCTGTCGCGAACAACCGGTGATCTGTCCGTGACCGCTCAAGACACGCACGAAACCCGTCTGCGACACTGGCCGCGGCTCGCGACGTTCCCGACCGGATCGGGCGTCATCGTCGCCGCGATCGTCCTGGACTTCATGACGTTTTGGGCGTGGTTCCTCCTGGCGATCGTGTTCCTGCTCCGGGCCGACAACGCGGTCGACGCGGTCGCCGCGTGTAAGGCCGCCGGCGAGGCGATCCCGCAGGGGTGGCTGTTGTTCCTCGCGGGCCTCCACGGGATCGGGACGACCCACTTCGGGATCAAGCGGAAGACCGACTTCCGCGTCTCCGTGAAGCCCAAGCCGAAGGCCGGGCCCGATGCCTAAGTACGGCGCGACGTCCGAACGTCACCTGGCCGGCGTCGCCGCCGCGCTCGTGCGCGTGATGCGCGCCGTCGTCGCGCGGTTCGATAACTCGATCTGGGACGGCGCGCGGACCGTGGCCGAGCAGGCCGAGAACGTCCGGCGCGGCGTCTCGCAGACGATGGACTCGAAGCACGTCGTCGGGCCGGGCCTGCGCGACCTGGCCGACGCCGTCGACGCCTATCCGTTCCCCGTCCGGCTGCCCCAGGCGCCGCCGGCGCTCCTGGCGTTATCGTCGACGGATCGGGCCGCGATCGCGGCTTATACGAAGGACCTCGCACGGTTCTACTACTTCGGCGGATACGTGCTCGGGACGGCCGACCAGCTCGGGGTCCCGCTGCGTTGGGGCGGGGACTGGAACGGAAACCGCGAGGTCAATGATCAGAAGTTCGACGATCTGCCTCACTTTGAGCTGCTGACCTGAGCCGGGGGCGTCGATATATTCGACGCCTTCCCCGCCATAAGAACCTGAGAGCCTCAACATATCCTTAACCGGGACGGACCGCCGCATGACCGAACCACGCACGGAAGCCGAACGCCGGAACCAGCTCCTCGGGCCGATCCTCGTCCGCGCCGCCGAGGCATACATCCTCGAGAACGGCGCCGAGGGTATGTATGAACACCTCACGCGGGTGTTCGCCGTTTCCCGCGCGACCGCGCAGTCGCTCCTCGTCCGCCAGGCCGGCTGGGTGAAGACCCGCGAGACGGCGGCCGCCGCGTACGCGAAGGTGCGCGAGGCGACCCGGCTCGAGCCGACGAACCCCGAGCTGCGGGCGCGGGACCGGCGGATCAAGGAGCTGGCCGCCGACCTGTCGATCGCGAAGCAGCAGCTCGATAAGGCCGACGCGAAGAAGACGATCGTCGAGCAGCTCGTCGGGGTCGTGAAGGAGGAGATCCAACCGTGGGAGCCGCGGCCGATGACGCTG